GACAAGAACGATGCCACCATCTATGGCTACCACAAGAAGATTCACAAGTACACCAAGCTGCTTTGGCGCAACGAGATGATACCCGGAGATCCCTACGACCATGTGAAGTTCAACCATGGGAGCTACAAGGAGCGTGTCCCCCTCACCGAGGCAGAGCTGCTGAAGATGAGGAATGCGGAATACACTGGCCGTCTCGACCGTGTCCGTGACCTCTTCATCTTCTGCGCCTACACGGGCCTGGCCTACTGTGACATGTGCCTCTTCGACTTCAACACCATGGCAGAGAAAGATGGCAAGTACTATTACATCCATGGTGAGCGTCTGAAGACAGGCTCCAATTTCTTCACCCCGATTCTTCCCCCTGCCATGGAAGTGCTGAAGAAGTACGGCTACAAGCTGCCGCACATCAGCAATCAGAAGGGCAATGACTATCTGCATCTCATCGAGGCAGACTTGAAGATCAACAAGAATATCACCTTCCACATTGCCCGGCACTCGTTCGCCACCCTTGTCCTCAGCTATGACGTACCCATCGACAAGGCCGCCCGCATGCTGGGCCATAAGGATGTGAAGACCACACAGATTTATGCCAAGGTCCTCAATAAGACCATCGAGCGGCATACCGAACGACTCGCCGAGGCTATTCTGTGATACGGTAGAACACCCCTTTCATCAACTGCGACATTCCGCTCTCAGCCTGGAATGTTGCAGTTATTTTTTCGCAGATATACTTCCTTCCCTCGATGTAGAACACGGCCCTGGGATTCGGTATGCTGTCAGCGAGGAATGAGAAACTGTATTTCTTCTTCCCTTCGATGATGTTCCTTCCCCAGTTTATGATTCCCGTCTCGTTCGTGTTATCCCTGCCGAGTCTGAATGAGTACGTAGAATACTTCGCATCGAAGTCGTTCGTCAGCTCCACGATGTCGGTGATGGGATGAGGAAGAAAGCCGTTGTTTCTGTTCACCCCGTCCCAGAATCCAAGGTACAGACAGTCAAAGTAAGCGTCGCTCTTGTCCTGCTCCCCATAGGCGATGGCCCTTCCCGTCGTCCCTCTGGGCAGTGCCCCGCTGTTATAGTCCGTCTCATCGGGCACCCTTCCCTGAATATTCTCCACCCAGGTGTTCCCCCCGTAGCTGACGCCCCCGCTTGACGAGCCGCTTCCCGTCGTCCCGCTCTCGTCCGTCTCATCCGTCCATGACTCGGCGCTGTCCATCTCCCCGCACTCGAGGAACAGGCAGGGCCCCAGCTCCTCGTCTGTGTCATCTATCCATGCCGGTACGCAGCCCAGCTCGATATCATCGGCATCCTCATCCACCTCATACTTCCCGAACTGGTTGATCGGTTCCAGCCTGTTGTAGTACTTGTACCAGTTATACGTCGTGCCCCTGCTTGTCTCCGTCTTTATCAGCTCCGCCTTATAGCACCACATGATGAAGTAGGTGTCCACGTCCTCAGCATAGAACAGCCTGTTACCATCCGAAGACCCCGGATAGCCGCGTGTATACACCTCCCTATAGCCGTGGGCCGTCTCCGTCCTGTAGTATCCGCTGACCTGCAGCGTCCTGGCATATGTCAGCAGATCCGCGAGTGTCTCATACACCAGTGCATCCTCCCTGTGCTCCTTGATGTACCACTGGCACGAGCGGTACGCCCAGTATCTGTTGTCATTGTCAGCGTATACCAAGTTTGAGGCGTTCAGGTAGTCCGTCTGCTCCTCCCGGCTCACCTCCACCGTATACCTGTTGACGATGTCAGTGATCTCCACTTTCCTCGTGTCATGCTCAATCTTGTTGGTGAACTGGAATCTGATGGTCTTTGCCTTGTGGTTGATGTCAAACTCCCCCATCAGCAGTTTCTCCAGCTCCTCGAAGAACTCCGTCAGCGACCAGTGCGGCAGCGCCACCGCAAAGTTGCGGATGTCCCAGGCGGCCGGCAGCGTGTTGCAGATGATCAGGTATCTGTAGGTGCTGTCCTTTATCGCCTCAAAATCTCCTGTATAGCCAATCACCTCACATACCTTATATAATATATATAGAAGGTAAGGCTGGAACGACAAGTTGGCCGTACCTGTCCATGCATATCCTGAAGATGAGCTGTACTCACAGGGATTCTGGAGATTGCCGCTGGTGTTGTTCACCCATGGCAGCGCCACCCAGTTGATGTTCGGCCACACGTCGAGCCACACCGATACGGGCGGGTTGTCTGCGGGCTTCAGGGATGTCGGATACCCCAATGCCAGCTGATTGATGTAGATATCGTCGAACGTATCGTCGAAGTTCTGTTCCGAGCGTCCCTCCAGGAACTGTGTCTTCACCTCCACGTCGTTGATCTCCGTAATCGTTATAGACCCCGACTTGCAGAAGTCACGGTCCCTTATCTCGCAGTCAAACACCACCTTCGTCTTCTCCACGTCCTTCCTGTTGATCTGTCCGAAGATATAGATATTCTCCATGCAGTCCTTCAGTGGGAACGTGATGGTCAGCGTGTAGCTGTCCGACCCCGTGAACATCCTGTTCTCACAGATGTACTCGAACGACGTGTTCTTCTTCAGGCGTGCGAGCCTGCCGTTGATGCTGATCTCCATGATTCATTTCCTCCTTGATTTCGGTGTCTTGTTCCTCATCAGCAGCTCATACTCATCCTGAGCCTGCTTGATGCCCTTGTCCCCCGTCACCGTGTTCACCGTGACGAACGGCTCATCCAGCCTGTTCTTCAGCTGTTTCATGACGGAGACATACTCCTTCATGACGCTGCTTCCCGCCGCAATCTCATTCTGTGCAGACGGTTGCTGCACGATCACTGTCGGCGATGACGGGGACTGTGCGTATACGCTCGGGGCCACGACCGTCCTCGACACGTCGTCCGGGCGTAACGATCCTATGGTGTTCGTCCGCTGCGCATAGTCCAGCGCCTCAATCATCGGGCGTGCCACGGGAGATTGCAGCAGACTCTGGCTAGCCACCCATTCCCCCTTGTGCACCACTCCGGCCACCTCGTACTTGCTTCCTTTCTCTGTGAAGCCGCCCTCGGCATAGCCCTGAGCCGCGCTCGCCTCCTGCTGTTTCTTGATGGCCGCCACCTGCATCATGCCAGCCGCCACTGCCGCAGCCGCGGCGACAGGTGCCAGGATATATCCGACCACCGGCACGGCGGCCGCACTGCTGTAAGCGTTGATGGCCCCCGTGGCCGTCTGAGCGATGGCCTGCATCACCTGCATCTTGAACATCTTCTCGTTTGCCTCGTTCTTCACCTTGGCCACCTCCTGCTCCTTCTGCTTCTCCAGTTTCCTCACCTGATAGTTGTTTCCTTCCGCCTGCGATATCTCAGCGTCATAGCGCTTCTCTATCGCAGCCACCTGAATGTCCAGTTCAGCCTGAATGAGGCTGGACATCTGCTGGAAGATGCTGCCCATCCCCGAGGAGACCGTCTCCAGTGACCCTGTCACCGCCTTTCCCATGTCCGACTGCAGCCACTGCTGCATGTCAGCCGTCCATTCCTCCAGGAAGTTCCTGCCGTTGTCTCTCTCGTCGATGCGGTATTTCTTCCGCAAGGCCTTCTGTGCCTTCAGGTAGGCCTCCTCGATGCGCAGTTTCTCCCTGGCGTTATTCCCTGCCGCCTGAATCTCCATGTCGTAGACCAGTCTCAGGTTCTCCAGGTCCGTCAGGTATTTGCCCATCCGTTCGCCCTTGCTGTCCCCGAAGTACTCCTTCTTCAGTTCCTTCAGCTGATCCTGGTGTTTCTTCTCCGCCGCCTCAGACTCCTTCTGCCGTTTCAGCTGGTCAGCGATGAGCTTGTCCTGATACGCCTTCTGTGCCTGCTGATGCTCGCTGGTGCCATCCTTATAAAGCGCCACCATCCTGCGCAGGTGGTTCAGCTCCAGCAGCTGCAGCGTCTCCTGATACAGCTCCTGTTCAATCTCCCCGTCGATGAACCGCTGCTTCTGCATGGTCACCGCTTCCTCATACAGCCTGTTCTCCTGCCCTGCGGACCTTTTCCCAGCCTGTTCAGCCTGTTTTTTCTTCACCTCATAGAACGCAGCTTCCGCCT